ACTTAGCCAATTGAACCTGCGTGTAGCCCTGCCCTTTTCGCCAGTTCTTCAGTCGCTCGCTGCTATCCATGTTTCCCACCAACATTTCCATTTGACAATGACGTAAATCACGTCATACAGGGATGTAGTGACGTAAATTACGTCAGCCGTTAGGCGACATAGTGGAAAAAGATATGGCAGATAAACAGACCACCATCCAGCCCGGCCCGGTGTTCTATGACGTGTTCGTCGGATACCTCCGCGTTTTGGGCAGTAATCTCAAAGACTGGTCGGCGGAAAACTCTGTTCTGCCGACCAATGTGAAGGCGGCGGCTACCGGTGCGTGGAATGGGCCTGCCGCTAAGGCGCTCCGACAAAAAATGATCGAGACAGTCGGGACCGAAACTTTCGCCCGTCTGTATGCAGAGCGCATGCGCCGGGAGGCCGCATGATGCGCGCCGTCAACCTTCGACGCGAAGTCGCGCTGTTCATCTGCCCAGAACTCAGCGTTGGACCGACATCCGGGCGCCCGATGCGTCGCCGGGTTGCCGCCGATGCGCCGGTCAGACCGTTGACCGAAGCCCTGGCCGAACGCCGGGCCAAACAAGTTTCGCCGGGGTCGGTTGGCCCCTGCCGCGGCGGGAGCCGCCCTGACCACTACGACCCCGATCAGGTCATTGGTCAGGGCGTGCCGCGCCCTTCGCTTTGGCGGCGCCTGCGGGCGCTCTGCGTCAGGGTCGAAGCCATGTTCGACCGGATCGAAGACAGCTGGGTCGGCGACCTGCTCGGGGTGGTTGGGCTTGCGGCGCTGGTGGTGGCAATGAGTTTCATCGTGGGGGTGCTTAATGCAGGCGCTTTCTGACTTTCAGGACCTTCGGGCCAAGCTGCGCAACGCGCTGATCGCACGCGACACCATGCGGAATGCCAGCCTGCCGCAGCCGCGGCGCGATCTGGGGACCCAAGCCTACACGCAGCTGGTCGATCAGATCATCAACCTGCTGGAGCAGCTGGAGTTCCAGCCGATGAGGGCTGGTCCGGCATCCAAGCCGACGCTGACAACGCTGGAGGAGGTGCTGTCGAGCATCGCTCGGGCGGACACCGAACTGCGCGCGCGGGGTGTGAACCCGCAGCCCGCCGAATAATCACGAAGGACACAGGGGCCAAACTGTGAAGCAGACCAACGAAACCGGTACCAGTCTTGCAAGCCAGATCCGGCGCCCGCTGGATACGCTGGTGCGCGAAATCATGGATATGCAGCGGCAAATCCGCTCCTGCCGCGCCGTTCCCAAAATCCCGCTTCTGATGAAGCTTGAAGCTCTCGAAACGCGCGCGCGCCACATCGAGGCGATCGTGGATGCACAACATCGCTCGGAGGGTGCCTCCGAATGACCTCCGCGATGCCCACCATCCTTGAGCTTCCCGTCGCCGATATCGAGGTTCGAGCAGATCGTCTTCGTGAAGTGTCGGAGGCGAAAGTCCTCGGCTTGATCGAATTGATCGAGCTTTTCGGCTTCACAACGCCGATCGAAGTCCGGCGCGCGCCCAAGGGGCGCAATATCCTGATCGACGGGGCGCATCGTCTTGAGGCGATGAAGCGCCTTGGCAAAGAGACCATCCCGGTGCGCGCCTTCGACGTGTCTGACACCGATGCGCGCGGCCGGGAGATCGGGGCCAATCTGGTGGCGGGCATGACGCCCTTGCAGAATGCGGTTTTTCTCGCCTCGTGGAAGACCTACCACGAGGAACTGCACCCGGAGACCAAGCGTGGGGTGGCAGGCGCGCTGGCGAAACATGGTCTGCAAACGACTTTTAATTCGTTTGCAGAAATCGCGGCCACCAGCCGTGGGGTTGCGCAACGCCAAATCCAGAAGGCCATCGCAGCCGTCAAGCGCCTGAGTGACGACGAGAAACGCACACTGGACCGCGCAGAAAAGCCGGTTTCGCTCGATGACATCGTGACGATCGGCAAGATCGCGGATGCCGATCAGCGCGCCCAGGTGGTGCTGCGGCTGGCATCGGGCAACGCCAAGAATGCCGCCAAGGCACTGGCCGAGGTGCGCGCCGAAACCGCCGAGCCCGGCCCCGCTAAAGACCCTGTCGATGAGGCGTTCAAGGCGGGCCTGACCTGGTGGAAACGCGCGCCCATGGCGGCACGGCGCAGGATGGTGGCCGCTGTTGAAGCCGACCTGCGCGAGTTGCTGGCCGATCTGGACAGGGGTGGCGCATGACGCTGAGCCCTGACAAGGAGTGGTGGACAGCGCGGGAGATTGCCGACGCGCGGCTGCCCGACATGCCAGAAACCCAGAAGGGTGTGGATACGCTGAGCAAGCGCCTGAACTGGCGCGGTCAGCCGAGTTTCGCGCGTCGGCGCGATGGGCGTGGCGGTGGCTGGGAGTATCACTGGCGGCTGTTCCCCTCCACCGCCCAGCGGAAACTGCTGGTGCATGCCAAGGGGCCTGACGCCCCTGCGACTGCGCCCCGTCTTGATCGGGACGAGGCCTGGGAGTGGTTCGACGCCCTGCCCCAATCCGCCAAGAACAAGGCGCAGCAGCGCCTGCGCATCCTGCAGGAGGTCGAGGCGCTGGACCCGGTCCTTGGCCGGGTGCTGGCTGCCGATCACATCGCCCGCGCGCATGGGGTCGGAGAGCGCACCATCCGGGGCTGGTTCGTCCAGGTCGAGGGGATCAGGCTGGATGACCGTCTGCCCTATCTGGCGCCCCGGCACCGCGCGGCACCCCCGAGCAAGCGCAGCGCGGACTGCGACCCCGAGTTCTTTGACCTGATCAAGAGCGATTTCCTACGCCTTGCTCGCCCTACCTTCAGCGCCTGCTATCGCAGGGCGGTGCGGGTGGCCGAGGGCAAGGGGCTCGCAACCCTGCCCGAGCGCACCATGCGCCGCCGACTGGAAGCCGCAGTCAGCCGGGTCACGCAAGTCTTGTGCCGCGAGGGCATCGACAAGGTGAAGCGGCTCTATCCGACGCAACAACGCGACAAGACCGCCTTGCGTGCGCTGGAAGCGGTGAACGCCGACTTCCACAAGTTCGATGTCTTTGTGCGCTGGCCAGCCCTGCCCGGCCAGAATGAGCCGCAATACATCGGTCGCCCCCAGATGGTGGCGTTTCAAGACATCTATTCTGGTCGCATCCTCGCGTGGCGGGTCGATCAGACGCCGAACAGCACGGCCGTCCTGCTTGCGGCTGGCGACATGATCGAGGACTGGGGCATTCCCGGCCATGTGCTTCTGGATAACGGCCGGGAGTTCGCCGCCAAGGTGGTGACCGGCGGGGCCGCGACCCGTTATCGGTTCAAGGTCAAGGAAGACGATGTGCCGGGCCTGTTCACGGCGCTCGGTTGCGAAATCCACTGGGCCACACCCTACAGCGGGCAGTCCAAGCCGATCGAGCGCGCCTTCCGCGACATGTGCGATAACATCGCCAAGGACCCACGCTTCGATGGTGCCTGGACGGGTAACCGCCCGGACGCAAAGCCCGAGGACTACGGCAGCCGCGCCATCGATCTGGAAGACTTCGTGCGGGTGCTGGCCGAAGGGATCGAAGAGCACAACACCCGAGCCAACCGTCGCTCCGAGGTGGCCTTCGGGCGCAGTTTTGCCGAGGTCTTTGACGAAAGCTATGCCGCCTCGCCGATCAGCCGCGCGACCGACGCTCAGCGCAGGCTTTGGCTCTTGGGAGCAGAGGGGCTACGGCTCAATACCCGCACCGGCGAGATCGCCTTCCAGAACAACCGCTACTGGACGGAGTGGATGCAGGACTACGCCGGAGACCGGGTGGTTGTCCGGTTCGACCCTGCCGACCTTTGGGCCGGGCTGCATATCTACAGCCAGGAGGGCACCTATCTTGGCCTCGCGCCGGTCATGGAGCGCTCTGGCTTCTTCGACTTGGAGGAGGCCCGGATCACCGCGCGCACGCGCCGCGCATGGTTGAAGGCCGAGCGCGAGGCAGCGGCGGCGCATCGCCGGTACACGGCCACGGAATTGGGCCGACAACTGGACGAGGTCAGCCCGACCGAGCCGCCGAAGCCCGAAGCCAAGGTGGTGCGGATGGTGAAGCCGAAGACGGGCACCATCGCGGCCCCTGCCCCCGCCGCCCCTGCCTCGATTACGCCGCTTCCGACGCGCGTCGAGACCGCACCCGAAGAGACGCCCCGTCAACGCTTCCGTCGCGCGCTCGATCTGCTGCGTGCTCAGGACGGCGGGGAAGACCTGACCCGCGACCAGCGCAAATGGCTGGCGGGCTACCAGACCACCGCCGAGTTCCGCGCGGAGAAGATGCTGTGGGATGTCCACGGCGACAAGATGTTCGGTTGATGCCGGGTGACCGGCCAAGAAACGGAGAGGAAGAGCATGACGACAGCCCTTTATGAAAGCGTAGCGCCCTTGCGCAACGTCGCGTCCATGATGACGTTGATCGATCGGGTGCGGGATCGGGCCTTTGGCTTGCCGGGTATGGCGACCTTCTACGGCCCGAGCGGATTCGGGAAGTCCACCGCAGCCACCTATGCGATGAACTTCTACGAGGCCTGCTATATCGAGGTCGGCCCGCTGTGGCGGTCCAAGCAGCTGCTGGCAGCGATTGCGCATGAACTGGCGCTGAAGCCCGCCCGCACCGCCGCCGATATCTTCGAGCAGGTGGCCGAGCAACTGGCCCGCGCGCAACGGCCCCTGTTGATTGATGAGGCCGACCGGCTTGTCCGCGACGACATGGTCGAAGTGGTCCGGGGTCTCTACGAATCCTCGAACGTGCCGGTGATCCTGATCGGCGAGGAAGAGCTGCCCCAGAAGCTGATGAAATGGGAGCGGGTCCACGGCCGGATGATGGATTGGGTGGCGGCGCAGCCGGCCGAGATGGCCGACGTGACGCAGCTGGCGGCGATCTATGCCGGCGGCATCGAGATCAAGGAAGATCTGAAGCTGCGGCTGCTGAAGGAATCCGGTGGCTCGCTGCGCCGGGTCTCCACCAACCTGAGCCACGTCAAGGAAACCGCGATCACGCTGGGTCTGACGAAGGTGGGCATTTCTGAATGGGGTGCTCGTCCGTTCTTCCGGGGCGAGGCCCCGCCGCCGCGCCGCGAGCATTCGGTTGAGCGCTCCCGGCAGCAGCAGGCGGCGCGCACGGCGCGGAGGGCTTGATCATGCTGATGGGCGCTCATCAAACAACCACCGCAAAACGCAAACCGGCCGTCGAAGGCAAGGCATGGGAGTTCGCACTGCGCGCCGAGGCATTCGGCTACGCCGAGATCTCGGCCGAGCTCATGATCAGCATGGAGGCCGCAACCGCCCTGGTGCGCAAATGGCAGGATGAAGGCCGGGTGCGTGTCCAGCGCGGCGGCGGGGGAAGCAGCCGCAAGATATTCGAACTCACACCCGAGTATCGTGAGCCGAAAGGGCGCGGGCCGCAGATCAGCCAGCAGCTCTGGAACGGGATGCGCGGGCTGAAGACCTTCACGCCGGTGGACCTCGCCAGCCATTGCCGCGAAGACCTGCGCGTGGTTGCCCAGGAGGCGAGCGCCTATTGCCAGCAGCTGCTGCGCGCCGGCTATCTGCGGGTGGTCCGCACGGCGGTGCCGGGCAAACGGGATGCGACTTACCAGCTGGTCCGAAACTCCGGACCGCGCGCACCTCGTGAGAAGCGCATCGTTGCGGTCTGGGACCCGAATGACAGCGTCTATGCCTACGTCCCGGGCATGTCGGAGGGCACGAAATGAGCGGCCCGCTCGATAAGGCCCGAGAGGCATGGGGTGCGGATCTGCCGGAGTGGGTCGAAACGCTGGCCATCGAATGCGGCAAGTCCTCGCAGAACAAGGTCGCCGCGAAGCTGGAACGCAGTCCGACGATGATCTCGCAAGCCCTGAGCCGAACCTACAAGGGCGACATGGATGCACTGGCCGAGCGCGTCATGGGGGTCTTTGAGAAGGCTGTTGTTCGCTGCCCGGCACTCGGAACGATGCCGTCTCATGTCTGTCAGGACTGGCGAGCCAAGGCCAAGGTCTTCCAGACGGGGAACCCGCTGCGGGTGCGGATGTATCGGGCCTGCCACGCATGCCCGCGCTTGCCGAAAGAGCAGACCAATGCGGACACTTGATCGGAAGCAGGTCCGCAATCGCATCAGCGCCACCGTCACGAATGCCGGTGGGCCAGCAGCGGCATCGCGCAGCACGGGCATCCCGCTCCAGACGCTCGAGGCCTGCATCTACCGCGACAGCCTGCCAAGCGCCGAGACGCTCGCCCGGCTGGCCTCCCTTGGGGTCAGCGTCGATTGGCTGCTCTTCGGAGACGCGCGGCAATGACAGGGATTGGCCCGACATCCGACAACGAGATCCTGCTTCGCGCGGGACGGGTGTTGGGCCGCATCCAGACGCAAGGCCCTCGCGCACTGAGCGGGATCGCCTTTGACGAAATCGAAGCCATGGCGCTGGCGCTGCTGATCCTTGGCCTGAAGCCGCTCTGCCCGGGCCAGCATTAACCTTCTTTAAATCACTCTCGGAAAGGCTGAATGAAATGACGAATTTCCCCCCGGTGCCGGTTCCATCCGGCCGTATTGAGATCGAAGGCGTTGAACATATTGTGGACGGCGACGGGGCCAAGGTGCCGGTGTCGGTCGTGAAGCCGCAGCACATTCTGGAAGACGAGTTGGTGCGCAGCGAAATCGGCCATGCGCTGGCCCTGTCCGATCAGGTATCGCGGTTTCACGCCCACAGCTTTGGCAACATCGCCGCCTTCGATGCCCTGATCGCCGAAAAGTACGGGGCAACCGTGGGTGGCAAGAAGGGCAACAAGACCCTGATGTCCTATGACGGTCTCTACAAGGTGACCGTCCAGGTGGCGGACAATGTGACCTTCGGGCCGGAGCTTCAGGTGGCCAAGACGCTGGTCGACGAGTGCCTGATGGACTGGAGCGCGGGCGCCAATGCCGAGCTGAAGGCGGTCATCACCCGCGCCTTCAACACCGACAAGGAAGGCCAGATCAATCGGGCCGCGCTCTACAGCCTTCTGCGCCTCGAAATCAGCGACGAGCGCTGGCGGAATGCCATGCAAGCGATCCGTGATGCCATGCGTGTTGTCGGGTCGAAGAGCTACGTCCGCTTCTACCAGCGCGCCAGCACCGACGCGCCTTGGACGGCAATCACCATCGATCTGGCGAAGGCGGGCTGAGCCATGACCGGCTCCCGCAACCTTCAGCGCATGATCCATGTCGGCTGCAAGCAGCTCGGCCTGGACGACGATACCCGCCGGGATCTTCAGCTGGTAGTGACCGGCAAGGCCAGCATGGCTGACATGTCTGAGGCCGAGATGCTGAAGGTTGTGGATGCCCTGAAGCAGCGGGGCTTCAAGGCGGGCTTTAATGGCGCGTCAAAGACCCGGCGCCCGACCGCGAAACGTGCGGACGTCCGGTTGATCCACGCTCTGTGGGGCGCCCTTGGCCGCGCTGGCAAGCTGAAGAAACCCGGCAGGGAAGGTCTGAACGCCTTCCTGCGCATCCGCTTCGAGAAAAAGTGGGGCGCGGTGCCGATCGACGTCGACGCGCTGACCGACTGGTCGCAGATCACAGATGTGATCAAGGCCCTGAAGGACTGGTGCCGCCGCGAGGGGGTGCTGGAGGAATGAAGAAGCCTGTGTGGGTCACCGATCACGCGCTGGTGCGGGTGCTGGAACGGGTTGGGGGCTTTGAGATCGAGCGCCTGCGCCGGGAAATCGCCAAGAAGGTGCAGGCGGCGGTGGATGCCGGCGCTGGCGCCGTGGTGATTGATGGCTACGCATACATCATCGGCCGCGCGGATGCTCGCGGCCCTGCCGTGACCACCGTCCTGAAAGTGACCACCGAACCGCAGCGCCATGTACCGGAGGGAGAACGATGACGCTCTTCCCAGGCGTGGCTGGCCAGATCGAGGAACTGATCGGGCAAGAACTGACAACGCAGCTGCTGCGCCGTTGGGGCGGTTGCCGGATCAAGCTGCCGAAGAACGCCCGCGGGTCAAAACTCGCGGAGGTCATTGGTGCAGACGCGGCCGAGACTGTCAGTAAACACTGTGGGCATGGAGACCGCGATCTCCCTATGGGTTCCATGCGCGGTCGTGGCCGCCGCCGCGCAGATGCGATCGAGATGCTTCGGACAGGTTCAAGCGTCCAGCAGGTTGCGCTGGCCTGCGACCTTCACACGCGCACCGTTTGGAAATACCTGGACGAAATCGGCGGTCGTGATCAGCAGATGACACTGCCGTTTGACATGGGCAACGCCAATCTGGCAGAGTGCCCGCAACCACGTGACACCCGCGCGGCGCTACCCCTGAAAGTATTCAGGGGCTAACCAATCCCCCCGATTTGCGACTTTCGGCCTGCGTTATCCAGCGGAGGCCGTTATGCGTTTGAAGAACCACCGGGTCGAGGGCGTGCCTTTCATCCCGGCCAAGCTGACGGGCGGATTGATAGCCCCCGAGATCGTCGTTCTGCATGACACGGCTGGTCGGCTCGACAAGTTCAATTCCCGCGACTACCTCGCCAACACCACCAAGGCCTCGGTGCATTTCGTGGTCGAGCGCGACGGCACAGTTTCGCAGCTGGTGGAGACCAACCGTCGTGCGGGTCACGCGGGACAGTCCAGCTATCAAGGCCGCAGTGACTGCAACGCCTTCTCGATCGGGATCGAGATCGTCAACCCGGGCAAGATGACGCGCGGCGTCAGT